TTTTGTGTACTCATGGTTAAATTCGCTAAAGTCTAAAGATCCTAGCTTATCTTTACCTATGTCAAAAAATAGATTTGCTAAACTACCATAAATAACTACTTCATAACTAAACTTTCTAACTGCACTTTGTTTTATCTTAGACAATCTAGCATAGCCATTAAACACTTCTACGCCGCCTTGGATAACTAAACAACTTGCCTTACTGTTTGCATTATACCCACCATCTCTATTAACATTGAAAGCATGAGTGAATAACTTGTCGTTGGTCTTACTTGACGGGAGTACAATAGTCTTACTAAATGACTGTTGACGTTTATCTGGCTGCTTAATATCTGCAATAGAATAATTAAGTGGAAACGCTACACCCTCTTCTGGTAAGTCTAATAAAGTGTTGTTTATGTATATCTCTACCATCTCTGTCTATAATTATCCCAAGCTAAGTTAACAGTTAATTGTAAGTTAAAGGTCTTATCTACTATACTTTGCTTTTCTTCATATGTTGACAAGTCAATACCGCTTATAGCTACTAATGTACCGTCAGGATATTCACAGAACATTATAGGACTGTCAAACATCTCACGTAACCATATACTCTCATCTTCTGTTATCCAATTAGACGTTAATCTAATAGACTTCTTTGTAGTGGTATTATATGAGCGTCTTTGGTGCTTGGTTAAATTTCTAGTCAGTGCATCTTGCGCTCTTGTATATCCATGCGTCATATATTGGCTTACATCTTTATCCCAATTAATCTTATGCACTAAATCAAACGCAAAAGAATCAAAGCCTCCTAACTCGTTTATGAAGTGTATAGTATATCTATCAAATCCTGTACACGTTAAGTCCCTTGTGTATGTTCTTATTTCACTCGTACCCGTTATTCCATTGTCAAATGTTTGCACGTCATATGAGGCTACGTCTGCATCTAGGATAGGTAAAGCTCCACTGCTAACTGTAACGCCCGTTACGTCATTTAGATTAGAACCTACGGGAAACCTTACATGGTTATCTGTATAGTTTCCACCACCTCTATATGAGTTGCTAAAGGTGAATAAACCGTTAATAGTTCCGTTACTATCATACGTTCTTATTCTCACCTTATCAAAAGCCGTTGTAGAATTATCATAGTACATATAAAGCCATGCATTCATGTCACTAGGAATAGTCCTATTAACTGGTGAATTAGTTAAAAACTTAGTGAGTGAAGATGAATTATTATAGTAGTCTGTGTAATCAAAACCTATGTAGTCCTCATAGTTTAAACTTCCGTTTATAATCTCTACTGTATTGCCGGTTGCTAATCCGCTAAAATCTGTTACAGTACCACTTACATCGTACTGTTCTCCAAAGTCCACGTAAACCTCTGCAATAGAATTAGGGTTATTCTTTATGCTGTCATCGTTTAGGCTAGTATCAAAATCAAACGATAAGTAACTCTCCACTATATCACTTATGTCTATTACACCATTTGAGTAAACAGGGTCTGCTGGTGTTAAGTATGTGTGAACATCATTTCCATTAACGTAAACAGTAGATAGGTATTTAAAAGAAGTTTCTCCTGTGTTGTCAGAACTAAGTACATAGTCTATTGGGTTGTAAGCCGTAGCCATTCCCGTTACTTGTTGATCTATTGTTATTGCCATTATTCGTATTGATTAACTATTAAAGTTGCTATGTCATCTACTAGATCCTGCACCTCTCTAGATTCTATTGTTTCTGTTGCCCATCCAGACCCCTTTAAGCCTTTATTGAATATTGACCTCGCTACTGCGTAAGGGCTTATACCTTTAGCTCTTGCATAACGCTCAAACACACTTGCTGGAGGTACTTTGTCTGTGTATTTAAAGTCTCTGTTGTATCCGTACTGTAAGCCTTTAGAAGTTCCTGTTTTACTCCCTGCTACGCCTGCATCTACAAAATTACCGTACTCTTCCCATTCAATCTCTATAATCCATTTAGACCCCTCTTGTCTTAAAGGTAATGCACTAATAGAACGCTCTAAGTCTCCTGTGCTAAACTCGCTTTTAGTTGTATTTTGTCTTAATACTTCTACTAGCTTATTAGCAACCGTAAGTATGGAATCATTCACCGCTTTGTTTATATCGGTTTCAATATCCCTGCCTAAATCCTCTAAGAATTCCATGCCTTTAATTGCCATACTTATAAATATATTTTTAGTAGAATGTAACACGCATAAAAAAACCCCACCATTTCTGATAAGGGCTTAACTATGGATATGCTCTTTTATTATCTACCTTGCTTTTGTTTCTCTAATTGTTCTCTTTGTAGTTGCTGTTTGTCTTTTTCAAAGGCTAGTAAGTTTAAAAACTCAATTACTGGCATACTGTAAATATAAGAATACTTTGATACATCTCCATTAACTAAGTTGTCAACTGTTACTAACCATCCCCATCTTCTGACAAATCCTGCGCTGCTCTTGTCAACTCCTCCGCTTTCTTTTCCAAAAAGTCGGGGATATAAGGCAATAAGCCCTCCCAAACTTTGCAAAAAAAAACAACAGTAGGATATACATAGCTTATAGGCATATCTAAGATTAAATCAAACTTCTCTTGATCTGTTAAAGGCTTTTTCCAGAACTTCCACTTAGGTGTTATTTCTCTTGTTACAACTCCTAATAACACGTTTAAGTTTCTAATCTTGTCTAGTTCTGTGCCGTCACTTAAATTAGCACCATCTATAAACTGTTCAGCTTTCATCTTCTTAGTGTCTAAGATAGCCTCAAACTTTCTGCCCTTAAATCTAAACCTACTTATTATAGGAGCCTCTGGATAACCAAACGCCCATGTATTAGCTTGGTATAGTTTAGTAAAAGATTCTATGGTAGCATCTAATAGCTTCTGAACTTCATAGCCTGTAACAATACTTAACACCTTTGCTCGCATCATTACAGGGTCATTCTCTGTATAGATTATCTCACGTATCTCTATAAAGTCTCTAGTTGTTATCTTATCCCAGTTGCTCATGCTCTATATTTTTGATTATACAAATCCATAACCCTAATCCAATATTCTTGTTTTTTGCCGTTATATGAATTTATCTGGATAGCAATATCATACCATATAACTTTTTCTCTGATAAATTTACTATTGAATTTCCTATTTTTAAACTCAATATTTTTTAGTTCTAATTCTTCTTTACTCATCACTAAATTCTTTCAAATAAATATCTATTACGTCTTTAGTCTTTTTCAAGTCGCTTTCAAACTGCCCTTTATGTCTACACCTTACCACTCTTTTTATTATGTCAAATTCCCAAGCGTTTAACCCCAACTCTTCTGCAAACTTGTATAGACTTTCCTTGCCTTTGTAATGCGGTTGTGTATTCATATCGTTAGTTTTAAAAAAGGGGTAACGCTCGTTTGCCGAATACCCCCTTAATGACCAAACCTTAAAATAAACTCCTACTAACCGCTTAGATGGAGCGTCTAATTTTAAGATATTAATTGCCTACTCTGTCACGTTTTCGGCTTCCCGTATTAATCACAAATATACAAAATTATCTTATAACATATACACCACTACTACGTTTTCCTAGTTTGTACTCTGCAATATATCTCAATGGATCTAATATATGATTATAGTCGTCAATAGGCTTATCGTTCTTAAATTTGTTAGTGCTATAATCCTTCTGCCATACATAGTTTTTAACTTCCTTAATTGCGTTCTCACTACTCTCTAGTATGTTAAGTTTGTAACGCTTTACAATATCAATAGTTAGTCTTATACTATCCTGACCTTTAACACTTCCACGTATATTAAAGCCTTCTAACTTAATCTCTCTTATACTCTTAGGCTCTGCACTATCTGCTACTATTTCCTTGCTCTGTGTTACTCCTAACTTAATTAAACGCTTGGCTATATCTTGATTAGTCATGCCTGTTTCATAACACAATTCTTCTAGCCATAACTGTCCGTCTGCAAATACTACCCTAATTATTGTGGCAGGGTCATTAGTGAATCCAAAGTCAATCCCATAACATTCCCACTGGTAGTCCGTAGGCATAGCCTTGCAAAGTTCCCAATTTGTGAACACAACACCCTCACGTCTTGACCGCTTACCTAATCCGTAAACTTCCCACTTAAAGTCGTCTGCTGTTCCTGCTGCTATGTTTTCTTCCGTTGGCTCATAGCTCTTAATCTTCTTAACTACATTCTCAGGTGCAAAAGGATTGTCAAATACTGTACTATGAATATACACCACATCATCACGTTTAAGCACGTTTTCATATATCCAATGCTCATCCGTAGACGGGTTATAGTCCATTATCCACTTATCCTTACATCTTTGCTCTAATTGGTCAAAATCATCCTTAGTAGCTTCTACTGCTTCATTAATCCAAAATATATCAGTCTCAACACCATGTATCTTTTGCGGTGTGTCAAGCCCTCCAAAAGTCATATTACAACCGTTCCACTCTAATCTAAATGGAGATCGTGTGAACTTAACACCTAACCCCATGTTTTCTATTACCTTGTGCATAGTGTCTAATACGGACATTCTTATCCAAGTGTACTTCTGACGGGCTGTAAGTATTGTTAAATTAGGATTCTCTAATCCATGTACTAATAAGGCTTGACCTACGCTGAATGATTTACTAGAACGTGAACCACCCTCTAAGACTATACCACGTATATTTGGGTCATTAAGTGCCTTTCTAATCTGTGTAAAGACTGGAGTAGTATTTAGTATTATCTCACTCAATAGGTAAATTAAATCTATTAAATGGGGTTAAACTATGCTCGTCTTTTAAATCTGTTATCTTAATTTTATCAGAAGATAATATAGCACATTTAGGCTTTAAGTCTGTTATCCTATTCCATAACACACCGTCTAGTCCATTGTTTTTAGACCCTACCCATAAGTTCCAATCTAAGGCTTCCATTAATTTACGGCTCAAGCATCTACCTGCTCCTGCTGGCTCACCTACTCTATGGCATTTATAACCTTGCCAATGTTTTACTCTATTCGTCTTTAATTCTTTGATGTATACATCTGACACCCCTATAAAGTCATACCCCTGAAATAAATATGTTTTGTAATTCTCAGCACCCTCTATCATATCGTCAGATCCTAAAAATAAAAAAGCATCTGCATTAGAGTTACGCTTTAGCCAATCCACTCCATAGTTCCACTTCATTGATAAAGGTCTGTTAGGGTGATTAATCCATTTAACCCTATGTTTATTACAAAACTGTTTATCCATGTCGTTACTAACTACCATAATAGGCTCTAAGTTTTCACTCCTCCAAGACCGTAAAGCAAGTTCTACGGCTTTATGCCTACCGTACATAGCAGTTAGTAATTGTATCTTCATCGTATGTTGCTTCTTAAGTATCTAGCAGGATTACCTACATAACAATTATTATGCTCTAACTTGCTAGACTTAGTTATAATTGTACCCATTCCTATCATACAACCATAAGGCACTTTACATCTCTGGTGTACTATTGCACCCATTCCCATATTCGTATTATCTCCCACTTCTGAATGACCACCTATTAATACATGAGGGCTTAGTGTCGTGCTTTGTCCTATAATCGCATCATGCCCTATATGTACACCTTTCATAATAAAAGCACTATTTCCTATCTCAGTAGGTCTTACAGTTCCTGCATCAATAGTTACGTTGCCATTTATAATAACATTGTCTCCTATCACTACACCTTTACCCTCTTTATCCCAATGTGATTTATCTTCTGCTGGTGCGCCTATAATACAATTAGCACCGATATAAACATGAAGTCCTAACTTTACATTAGGATATATTACGGCTGTGGGGTGTATTCGTGTATTCATAATTCTATCTTTTTAGGTGGCTCAATATAGTAATTACCTTGTCTAGCATAACGCAGTATCTCCTCTTTATATACTTGCTCGTTATGTTGTAGCCACTTGTTTTTATGTTTTCTATACTTGCTCATTTCTTCCATAACGCTTACTAAGTGAACACATCTTACAGGTAAGTAATAGGATTTAATACCCATTGCTGAAGCTCTAAAATTCCAGTCACTATCCCACTTGCCATACATCTTATACTTCTCATTGATATACCCTACAACGTCTAAATACTTTGTACTAAAAAACCAACAACCAAAAACGTAATCTGAATACTCCAAAGGCACGCCATTAACATCTTCAATTATTTTGTTTTGAGGCATACCCCAATTATAACCTAAAAACCCTTCTAACTTACATCTTGTATAAACATTGTAGTACAGGTCTAACCACCTATTATGCATTACCATATCTGGAGCAATCATTGCTACATAGTCATACCCTTGCTCTTTTACCCTTATAAGCATTTGATTATATGCAACTGGGTTGCCTACATTCTCTTCTGAATAGTGAAGAAATTTAGGCTCAAACTCTTTTAGTAGGTATTTAATCCTATCGTTATCGCTGCCGTTATCCCATAAAAACAAGTCAAAGTCCTTGCCTGCATTTCTTAACGTAACACCTAGCCCCATCTTTGCGGTGTGGTATTCGTTCATTGTATTGCATATTACTGCTATCTTACTCATCAATTTAAATATATCTTGCCTAACTGCATTTCTAAAGGTGCATTATAAACCCATAATGTAACTCCTTCTATTGCGTAGTATTCTGTCTCTATTATTGTCATATTAGCGTATATCGGTAGTATCTCTATCATTGCTCCTGTTTCCCACATAGACGCTTGTATAGTTTCTCTCTCTTCTTTGCTTCATTCAATATATCATACTTCTCTAATACGTCTTTGTTTAACTTTTGGGCGTGTGTAACTACTAGGTCTCTATTGTCTCTGTACTTTTTTACTGCTTCATACCAACCATTAGCACCATCACACAGCGTACTATTACCCTCATGGCATACATAAGTAAACGGCACTTGATTAGATGCTATTAATGCACACCTCATAAATCCAGCTTCTAAGGCTTTTAACTCACTCTTACATTGAGTGAACTCGTCTTTGTATAAAGGTGCAATACACACATCTACGTGGTTATACATCTGACCGTAACAGTTAACCGTTAAAGCAGGTATCACATCGAATAGGTTACTTGCACCAGCGCATGACATAATACTGGCTATCTCGTTATTCTCCTTACCCGGTGCCCATCCACCATAATACAACTCAACATCTTCTAACTGCCCTATCTTGCATAGTTCATCTGCAATCATCTGCATATCCTTAACGTGGTCCTTTGCACCAATAAAAGCCACCCTTAACTTATTGCTAGTTGTCTTATACTTCATCCATTGCACCTCATGGTAGTCTACGCAGTTTTTTACTACTGTAATATCTTTGTTGTATGACTTTAGCTTATCAGCTAAGTATGGTGTGCTTACAGTTAAAGCGTCGGCAAACTTAGCAGCGTTCACCTGTCTTAGTCTATAACCTTTCTTCTCATAGTCTTTGTAGAGTGAATGATATTTAGGTAGTTGCCAGTTATCATCATAGTCTAATACTACTTTTACATCTGCTTTCTCTAGGTGTTTAATTAGGTCTTTAGTCCAGTCCTTTTGAGAGTCCTTACTCAGCATCCTACTAAACACTACTATGTCATATTCGCTTAGTTGCTTGTGAAGGTCCGCAGGTGGATTATCTAACACAGGTGTAAA